GGGTCCCATCACAAAATTATTAATAAAAAATTTAACGACTTGGCTACAGGTAAGATTAAACGTCTTATTATCAATATGCCACCAAGACACACTAAGTCTGAGTTTGCCAGTTACCTGCTCCCTGCTTGGATGATAGGGAAGAATCCAAAACTAAAAATTATTCAAGCGACCCACACAGCAGATCTAGCAATAGACTTTGGACGTAAGACTAAGAACTTGGTTGACCAAGAGAATTACAAAGAACTGTTTCCAACGAGACTACAAGAAGATAGTCAGGCAGCAGGGAAATGGAAAACTGACAAAGGTGGAGAATATTTTGCAGCTGGTGTTGGTGGAGCAATCACAGGTCGTGGTGCTGATCTATTAATTATTGATGATCCACACAAAGAACAAGATGTAAGAGCAGACGGTAAAGCTTTTGAGAAAGCTATGAACTGGTACACAGCCGGTCCACGTCAGCGTTTACAACCTGGTGGTGCTATTGTTATTGTAATGACCAGATGGTCAACTAAAGATGTAACCGGTCAATTATTAAAAGCACAATCCGAAGAAGGGAGTGATCAATGGGATGTTGTAGAATTACCAGCAATTTTGCCTGACGGGAACCCAGTGTGGCCAGAATTTTGGACCTCTGAAGAGCTACTTAAAACAAAAGCCTCGATCCCCGTTTCCAACTGGTTGGCCCAATATATGCAGAACCCGACTTCAGAAGAAGGGGCAATCTTAAAAAGAGATTGGTGGCGTGACTGGACGCATAAGTATCCACCACCATTAGATTATATTGTACAATCTTATGATACAGCGTTTACTAAAAAGACCACCTCTGACTTCAGTGCTATAACCACGTGGGGTGTGTTTCATACAGAGGCTGATGGACAGAATATAATACTGCTTAATGCATTTAAAGACCGGTATGACTTTCCAGAACTCCGGCGTGTAGCATTACAGGAATATAGGGACTGGAATCCTGACATGGTAATTATTGAGGCGAAAGCCACAGGACTGCCTTTAACCCACGAACTAAGACAAATGGATATACCTGTTATTAACTTTACTCCAAGCAAAGGAAATGATAAACATACAAGATTAAACGCCGTTGCCCCGCTTTTTGAGAGTGGAAAAATATGGGCTCCTATGCATGAGCATTTTGCACAGGAAGTAATTGAAGAATGTGCAGCTTTCCCATTTGGCGAATATGATGACTATGTCGATAGTACGACACAAGCCATTATGAGAATTAGACAGGGTGGTTTGGTTCGACATCCTGAAGATTATCAAGACGAGCCTGTTGTACGAGGAGAAGTAAAGTATTATGGCTAAAAAAACTATTATCGACGCAATTACAAAACTCTATTCTAAATTGGGTGGAAACTTGTCCGATGTCCTTGGTACCCGGTCCAATGTCAATTTTATGGGAACAGGTAAGACTTCAGAAGGCTTCTTGGACATGGATCTAAACATAGAGGCACTAGGTGCACTATCTCAAAGTAAAGCAGTAAACGAATTAAAAAGTGCAGTGGGTTTTGCAACTGCTGATAAACTTAACGACGTACAAGCAAACAAACTTTTAACTAATATGATGAAGATGGATGAGTTTTATAATCCAACACCAAACATCACGGACATGGCAACAGGGACCAGGAACCTGGACCAAGAAGGTTTAGCTTCTCTTAGAGAAAGAACCGGAGATACACCATTAACAGTTCCAGGATTAAGAGATGCAGACGGTGTCAGACCAGCAGAAAAATCTACTATGATGAATGCTGATGGTACAGTTATTCAAGATTCTAATTTAATGAAAAGATTAGAAGAGATTGTTGCAAAGAAAAAAGCAGATGCAGCAAAGACAACCCCTTTCGATGAAGCAGTTGAATACAACGCAAGACCAGAAGATGTTGTACAGAATCTTGTAGATCAAAAGTTTGGTGTAGGTTATTTTGATAATGTTGGAGCAACTCCCGCTCAACGTGGATCTGCTAGAGAGTTTTTAGTAGAGGCGTTAAAAAAAGAAAATCCTAATCAAACAAATTTTTCAGATATTATAGAAGCTGTTGATGTAAAATATATTACAGAAGGTGGCGGTGGTGCCGCAGGTGATCCGTTAACATTAGTTAATAAATACTTTGGTCCAAGAATTGCAGAGATGGTTCCATCAGGTGCAAGCTCTGAAGAGATTGCAATTTTTACAGATAGAGTTTTAAACAATGTAGTCGATGCAAATGGTCTACGTCCAGGTGATCCAAGATTCGATAGAATGACAGCAAGGTTCGTAGAAGATTTTGCAAGAGGCGGACTAGCTAAGATCCTGGAGGTCTAATGCCAAGAAATCCAGGAGATGTAACCCCAGTTCATATTTTAAAAGAATTTAAAAAACTATGGTTAACAGGAACGAGTGTTCCCAACATTAGTAGATTATTAAAGAAAAAATATCCGAATCAGGAAGGGCTTGGTCCAAGTAATCTAGATGTTATTCTCCAAAGATTAAAAACCGAAAGTATTCAGGATGTTTCTAAATTTACCAGGGCCGAGATTAACAGTAGGCCTATAATTAAGGGAACAAATCAACAAGGGCTTTCGAAGGCACAAGAAATTTTAAATAACCCTAAAAAAAGACAAGAATTTAAAAAATTTGCTAATACTCGTGGAGTTACTTTAGATCAGGTAAGAAAAAAATTTGGGATTAGTAGCATTCATGAATCTGGTTTAAGAGATTTAATTACAAAACCTGTTGAAGCTGGATCGGTTACTTGGGAGACCGTAGAAAAAAGAAAAAAAGCTTTAAATTATTTAAAAACTCTACCCAATGGAAGTGATGTTAATTCGAGTCGTATAGCAAATGCAACAAGTCATAGTGTAATCAATCTTAATCATGCCTTAGAGCAACCAGAGATTAAAGCTAAGAAATTTAACATGATTCCTTTTAAAGGAAAAAATTATATAGAACATGAAAAATTTAAAGAGCTTTATGAAAAATTTGAAAAAAACAACAAAAGTATTTTAAGAAGGGGGTCAGAAAGAGGAGATGCGGCTTTTGCTAAAGTATTAAATGAAGCTAATTATACGGCAATGGGAGATGAGCCTTGGACTGCTAGTAATGTGGGCTCTAGACGAAGACTTTTAAATTTAAGTAAAAGAACATCTCCTACTCCTATAGATATAGCGACCGATGTTAAGAAATATAAAATTGATATTAAAGGGCTATCTCAAGCCGAAATAATAAAGAAGATTAAAAGTGCACGAAAAAAGGAGTTGTTGGATATTCAAAGAAAGGACCCAGATTTTAGGGAGTATGAACGACAAAGACGTAGAAAATACCAAGAGAGTTTAAGTGAGGAACAGAAAATTAAACAGCGAGAACTAAAAAGACTGGCAAGTAGTCCCAAAGGATTGGTTCCTGTTAGTTATGATCACCCTCAAAATAAAGGCTTGTTATGGAGAGATTTAGTTGAAAATTCTTTAAAAAGGCAAGAAGGAAATCCTGGATACCAAAATTCACATATTAAATTTTTAAGAAAGATGGATCGTTATTCTTTAACCAGTATTCCTAAAGTAGAAAATGTTAAGTTAGTAGATTTAAATGTCATTGATCCAAAAACAGGTAAACCAAAAATTATTACCTATGAGAATGTTTTTAAACATATTGATCAAAATAAAAATATCTATGGGACAGATTCAAAAACAGTTATTAATGAGTATGGAAAGAAAAGACTGCTTCAACTTAACCCTGAGTTAAGGACTGAATTAAATACTACGGTCTATGGTGATGAGTTCGATCCTACGAAAGCAGGAAGTAGAAGATTTACTTCTGCTGGCGCTATTCATCATACTAGAGGAAGAGTTAATAATGCTTTTAATGTTCAATTTTCTCTTGGTCCTGAGAATAGACGTGAAGGACAACTAAGAAAAATTTTTCAAACTGATTATAAGTATGCTGGAGAAAGTTTAAGGGGAAAAGTTGATGCTATGAAAAAATATTTAGCTTCCATGAAAAAAGAAATTCCAAATATTGAAGTTGGTTTTAAAAATGTCTCTTATGGACAAAGAGAATTAATGCCGGAAATGATACAAAGGGCAGGAGGTACTAAATTAAAAAATTTATTAGTGAAGGCTGCTGAGACTAATGACGGCGGTGTTTGTAATATTTTTAGAGCTGATGGTGGAAGAATTGGTTATGCGGCTGGAAGTAATTGTGTAAGACAAATGGAAATGGCTTTTGACAACGACCCTGTAAAACTTTCACAAGATATAAATAAACTTCCTTATGAAGAAGGACCAATTAATAAAGTTAAAAACTCAGCAACAAAATTTTTACAAAGCCCTATTTTAAGAGGTGCAGGTAAGTATGGAGCGATTGCAGCAGGTGGTGCAGTAGCCGCGGGTTTTGTTAAAAAATTTATGAACGACGATCCAACAACTTATTTGTCAAATGAAGAACAACAAAAAAATTTATTAATGGATATGGTGACAGGATCATTAGATGATACACCACAAGAAAGTCCAGCAATCGGAGATGCGTATCTTCCAGCGTTAGGCGCAGCAACCGTAGCAGGTACAGCAGCAGTTGCACCATCAACAATTGATGCAGCAAGAAGTGGCGCGTTAGGTGCAAAGAAATCTGGTATTACAAAAACTGCATTAAAAACTTTAGGTAGAGGTTTAGCTGCAACCGCTTCACCTCTTGGATTACTTGCAACAGAACCTTTGTATTTAGCAGATCAAATTCAACAAGGAGACTCATTAGGGGAGATTGCAACAAACCCATTTAATTATATGGGTGCAGCATTTGTAGGTCCTGCAACTGAGTTTGCAACAAAAGGTGGGTTAAACCCTATGATTGCAAAAACAATGAGACTAGGGATTAGCCCAAATGTTTTAAAAACTGTATCACGTAGATTTGGTTTACCAGGTCTAGCTTTATCTGCTGGTATTAGTGGATATGAGATGTACCAAAATAAAAAAGCAGGAAGGGGGTTATTTGATGACGGTTAAAAATAAAAATCTTGTGATAAATATGCAACATGTTAAATTTAATGAAATCCCACCACTTAAGGGACCTGACTCACAAGGGTTGAATGTTCCGTTAAAACAAGCTACAACAATAAAGAACTCGGAGAATATAAATGGCAGATATAGACAAAGCCCTACCAAACGTAGAGACTGAAATTAAAATACCTGGCGAAGAGGAAATCGCTGTAGCACAACAAGAGACACTTGAAGAGCAGGTTGGACCAGATGATATTGAAGTAACTCAAGAAGAAGACGGAGGAGCAACAATTAATTTTGATCCAGAAGCAGTTAATGCAGGTGGTGGCGAATCTCATTTTGACAACTTAGCAGAACTATTACCAGATGATGTTACAGGTAAATTAGGTTCTGAACTTGTAGAAAATTATAATCAATATAAATCATCTAGAAAAGATTGGGAAGATAGTTACACAAAAGGATTAGACCTTTTAGGATTTAAATATGAAAACCCAACACAACCTTTTCAAGGAGCAAGTGGTGCAACGCATCCTGTTCTTGCAGAAGCAGTCACACAATTTCAAGCACAAGCTTACAAAGAATTATTACCGGCTAACGGTCCAGTACACACACAAATTATTGGACTAGCAGATAGAGCCAGAGAGGACCAATCAAACAGAGTTAAAGAATTCATGAACTATCAGCTCATGGATGTGATGAAGGAGTATGAACCCGAGTTCGATCAAATGCTTTTTTATCTCCCTCTTGCCGGCTCTGCGTTCAAGAAGGTTTATTATGATGAACTACTTGGCAGAGCCGTCTCAAAATTTGTACCGGCCGATGATCTAGTTGTTCCATACACTGCAACTTCACTAGAAGATGCAGAGTCTGTTATTCATATGATTAAAATGTCTGATAACGAAGTTAGAAAAAAACAAGTATCAGGTTTTTATAGAGATGTAGAACTAACTCCTGGTTACAATGAAGAAACAGAAGTTGAAAAAAAAGAACGAGAACTAGAGGGTGTTAAGAAAACACAAGATGAAGATATCTTTACTATTTTAGAAGTTCATACTGATTTAGATTTAGAAGGTTTTGAAGACAAAGATTCACAAGGGGAACCAACAGGAATTAAACTTCCATATATTGTAACTCTTGAAATGGGTAGTAGAGAAGTACTATCTATTAGAAGAAATTTCCAAGCAGAAGATCCACAAAAAAATAAGATAGATTATTTTGTACATTTTAAATTTTTACCGGGAATGGGTTTTTATGGCTTTGGATTAATACACATGATCGGTGGCTTGTCGAGAACGGCAACTACTGCGTTAAGACAACTACTAGATGCAGGTACATTAAGTAATTTACCAGCAGGATTTAAACAAAGAGGAATACGAGTAAGAGATGAAGCACAAGCAATTCAACCTGGAGAATTCAGAGATGTAGATGCGCCTGGAGGAAGTATCAAGGACGCGTTTATGCCATTACCATTTAAAGAACCTTCACCAACTTTATTACAGTTGATGGGTACCGTGGTATCGGCAGGGCAACGATTTGCCGCCATAGCTGACATGCAGGTCGGTGACGGCAACCAACAAGCAGCTGTTGGTACGACCATTGCTCTCTTAGAACGCGGTTCCAGAGTCATGTCAGCCATACATAAAAGATTGTATGTGGCGATGAAAAATGAATTTAAATTGTTAGCAGGAGTCTTTAAAACTTATCTTCCTCAAGAGTATCCATACGATGTAGTTGGTGGACAAAGAAATATTAAAGTTTCAGATTTTGATGACAAGGTAGACATTATTCCTGTTGCAGACCCAAATATTTTTTCTCAATCACAAAGAATATCAATGGCGCAAACAGAATTACAACTTGCACAGTCAAATCCGCAAATGCATAACTTGTACGAAGCATTTCATGCAATGTACACAGCGATCGGTGTAAAAAATATTGATAAAATTTTGCCACCACCGCAACAACCCTCTCCAATGGACCCCGCAACTGAAAATATTCTTGCAATGAGTGGAAAACCTTTCCAAGCTTTTAAAGGACAGGACCATCAAGCACATATTACAACCCATTTAAACTTTATGGCGACTAATATTGCTAGAAATAGTCCTGTTGTGATGGGTGCATTAGAAAAAAACATATTTGAACACATTTCTTTGATGGCACAAGAGCAATTAGAGGTGGAATTTAGAGATGAAATACAACAATTGATGCAGATGCAACAAATGGTGCAACAAAATCCAATGTTACAACAAGATCCGCAGTATCAACAACAGATTATGCAGATGTCGATGAATTTAGAGTCTAGAAAAGCAAAATTAATTGCAGAAATGACTGGAGAGTTCAAAGATGAAGAAAATAAAATTATGGGTGAGTACGGTGGAGACCCAATTGCTAAATTAAAAGCAAGAGAACTTGATTTACGGGCTATGGATGATTCTGCAAAACGTGAACAAGAAGAAGAAAAGATTAATTTAGATAAATCTAAGCAATTAATGGGTCAACAGCAATTTGACGAAAAAATGGATCAAAATGAAGAGCTTGCAGAGCTTAGAGCAGACACATCATTAGAGAAAACACAGATGGGAATTGACGCAAAAATGGTCAATGATATGATGAAACAAACAGATGTTAGGATCTTGAAAGGTCCTAAAAGATAGTATAAGGATAACATATGAAAAAAAATAAAAACCAAAACGTTACTCCTGAGTTAGGTGCAGACAAAGACGGTATGAAACAAGGTGGTGTAGTTGTAGAAGCTACTAATCCATTTGAATCACAAACTGTTGAAGTTAAAGGCACTAAAGCTTTGAGAGCAGATAAGAAACCTGTAAAGGCTACTTGGTACTAACATGTGGTTATCGGCAATTAAATTAGCCGTTTCTGCTGGAAGTAAAATTTACGCTAATAAGCAGAAGACGAAGATAGCTATGTCAGATGCACAGCTTATGCACGCATCTCGTATGGCCTCTGGAGAGGAGGCTTACCAAGGTAAATTGCTAGAAGCAAGACAAGCAGATTACAAGGACGAGGCCGTTCTCGTAATTCTCACGTTGCCAATTTTGGTGCTGGCATATGGAGTCTTTTCGGATGATGCACAGGCGATGGATAAGATAAAAGTGTTCTTCGACCATTTCCAGTCGCTCCCGTCATGGTTCACAAATTTATGGATCCTTGTCGTGGCGTCAATATATGGTATAAAGGGTACACAAATATTTAAAAACGGCGGTAAAAAATAATGAGCAAAAAATCTAGAAAACGAAATAAAAAAATTTTAGGATTGTTAGGTGCACTTGGTGCAGGTTTAGCTATGGCTAACAGAGGACCAAAACAATCTTCAGTTTCTGCAGACAGTGGACGTGGAAGCGGTTTAAGAGATACCGTTGATTCAGTTAAAAAGAAATCAGCACCAGTTGCTGAACCTATTGTTATACCTAAAAAAAAACCAGTTGTAGTTTCAGTCCCAGTAGGAAAAATGAGAGGTGC